GGCACTCTCGACACCTGGCATCTTGCGCAAGACTTCGCTACGGCTCCACTACTTGATAGTGACTTTATCCGACAAGACACGGACTTTGACCGTGTCATAGCCGTAACCAATGAACCGCAATTCTTGGTCGACATGCTATTTAACTTACAATGTGCTAGACCAATGCCTGTGTATTCAATCCCAGGCTTCATAGATCGGTTCTAAAATGGGCTACAACGTAGTGAGTGATCAAGGCGGGGAATACCGCGGAGGCGGTGGAGGAGGCGGCTTTGACGTCGGCGGTGCTATAGGCGCAGGTATCGGCGCAGCCGCTACCGTTTACGGCGCCCATACCGCCGCCAATGCCCAACGTGCCTCTAACGAAATGAACTACAAGATCTGGCAAGAACAGCGAGATTGGCAAGGCCATCTCGCAGCTAACGCCCACACCATCGAGGTGGCAGATCTACGAAAAGCAGGCTTAAATCCAATCCTCACGGCAACTGGAGGCAAAGGCGCCCCAGTCCCCAACCCCACAGCCCCTACCATGCAACCTGTAGACGCATGGGGAAAAGGCATCACGAGCGCAGCCCAAAACGCAATATCAAACCTATCGACGTTAGTCACCACTGCCTCACAAGCCAAAAAAGCAGACGCTGACGCTAAACTAGCGCACGAAACTGCGTTAAACAAAATTGAAGAGCGGCCCGATATAAAAGCCACTTCCAGTACAGCTGCCGCACGGGCTGCCGCCGTTAAGGCGGACGCAGCAGCTACGCAAGCAACGCGAGAATTTGACAAAAAATCAACCAAATGGGATGGCTACGTCAATCGGGGTTTAAAACTTATTAACGGAGCCGCCGATATCTTAACAGGCGCTGGAGCCGCTTCACGGCTCCTTAAAGGCCTTGGCGGCGATGAAGGCTCCAAAGACACGCGAAAAAAGCTTCTGGAAAGAAGAAATAACAAAACTGAACCTATGACACGGCCTATGCCAGGATGGAAGTACTAAAATGAGCAAAAAAATCTATACCCAATGGAGCCCTAAACCACGTAACCCCGTAAAATCCCAAAACCCTGGCCCAGGGGCCAGGCAAGAGTTCAAAAAAGACTGCGATCTAAACACACTCCTACGAAAATATAAAAACGATGCCTCGTTACTAATGCAACAAATGAAACCAAAACAATTCGCAGATGTAACAAATATCCCTGACTTCGTAGAAATCCAAGATCGCATCAGCGCGGCAACAGACTTCTTTATGAGTCTACCTGCCATAGTGCGCTTCGAACTCGGAAACGACGTAGCCAACCTAGTTCAAAGCTCACCAGAGCAAATTAGTGCGTTGCTAAAAAAGCACGGGACCAAGTACTCCCTTGATGTAATTGGTCCCACTGACACCAACCAATCGGTTGTGTCTAAAAAATTAACCCAAAAGGAGATTGACGATGTACAGGAGAGCTATGTCTCGCCGAGCGAGCAAAAGAAGCTTCAAAAGAGGAAATCGGATCAACAAGCGCAACCACAGGACCAGTAATCCCGTGATGCGTGGTGGTATCCGGCTTTAAGCGGTATTGCATGGCGGTTAGCCCCCACACTAAACCCAATAGCCGCTGTCTATCCTTGCGTTAATGTAATGGAGAAATTGTCACAGACTGAGGAGCGCAAACCAACATGCAATGTATCTCGCCCCTTAAAGGCTATCGTTTGGAAAACGGAGAAATTATCTTCCACTCCAAAAAGGGCGGATACCCGCTAATAATACCCTGTGGCCAATGTATAGGCTGCAAACTCGAGAGGTCTCGCCAATGGGCCACAAGACTCACACACGAACTCCGGTACCACGATGAAGCAAGTTTCATTACGCTTACATATGATGAGGAGCACTTGCCATCGCCACCATCACTGAATTTAAAACATTTCCAAGACTTTATGAAAAGGCTTCGGAAAAAACTCTCGCCGAAAAAACTAAGATTTTATCATTGCGGCGAATACGGAGAACAAAATCGCCGTCCCCACTATCATGCTATTATCTTCGGGGAATCATTTTCCGTACCACGAAGCAAAACCCGGCAAGAGGAAAATGGTACAATCACCTGGCAGTCTAATCTTCTGGACGAACTCTGGCCGTTCGGCCTCAACCGCGTAGGCTCGGTAACTTTCGAGTCCTGCGCATATGTCGCCAGGTACATCACCAAAAAAATTTCCGGGCCGAATGCCCAAGAACACTACCAAGGTTTAGCCCCAGAATACGCGACGATGAGTCGTCGCCCCGGCATCGGCTCGAAACACTTCGACGATTACCAATCGGAGATATATGGATCTGACTCGGTCATAGTGAGGGGCAAAGAATGTCGCCCCCCAAAAACCTATGACCGTTGGCTGGAAAAAAAAAACAACACCCTCTACATAGAGGTAAAAGAAAATCGTGAATTAACCCTTGACGAAATGCTTAAGGTCGACAATTCTGACCTAAAATTGAGGACCAAGGGCATCCTTATAAATGCCCGACGGGACCTCCTTAACAAGAAAGGCAGAATATGAACATCGAAATCCTTGCAATCCGAGACCATAAGATCAACACTTTCATGACTCCATTTACCGCAGTACACCTAGGGCAGGCACTGCGTAGTTGGGAAGAACTCGTCAACGACCCAAAAACTACCATAGCCAAGTACCCTAACGATTTCTGCCTATATCGGCTAGGTCATTTTGACGATGATAGCGGGCAGTTGACGAGTCTTCCTGTTCCTGAGATGATAGCTTCAGCAAGTGACTATATTAAAGACAAAAACCCTGGACAGGGTAAACTCAAACTAGAAGAAAGCCCACGGGCCCAAGCTTAAAAATGGAGATAAAATGTTCGAACAATTTTCCCAACCTCGTCTAGAATCCAGCCAATCACACTTTTCAAAAGTACCAGCCGCGGAAATTCCGCGGTCGGTATTCGATCGCTCCCATACTCACAAAACAACCATGGATGGTAACTACCTCATCCCAATCTTCGTAGACGAAGTACTCCCTGGCGACACATTTAAATGTCGCTTAACTTCATTCGCACGTCTCATGACCCCATTAACCCCATTCATGGATAACGTCCAAGCGGACGTATTCTTCTTCTTCGTACCAAACCGTCTCGTTTGGACAAACTGGGAGCGCTTCAATGGAGCCCAAGACGATCCTGACGATAGTATCGATTTCCTTATTCCTGTTGTCGGCGTGGACGCTGCTGAATCTTGTGGAGCGGCCGGGGACATTTATAACTATTTTGGAATTCCTCCTATTTCTAACGCTGCTACTACTCCTACCCCTACTTGGGCTACTTTCAATGCTCTACCTCTGCGGGCTTATAATTTAATATGGAACACCTGGTTCCGAGACCAAAACTTGCAGGATTCCGTAACCGTACCTACTGACAATGGCCCCGATGATGTAGCCGACTTTGCACTTCTTCGAAGGAATAAGAAACATGACTACTTTACCTCCTGTCTACCGTGGCCCCAGAAAGGTGACGCGGTTACTCTCCCCTTGGGCGATTCCGCTCCTGTATATCCCCAGACTTATACTTCTAGTGGCACTTCTTACGCTTGGACTACTATCCCTACTCTTGGCGGCGGTCTCGGGTTTCAAAGAGCCGACGGATTAAGTCAGATGAAAGTCGACGCAACCTCGACTCCCTCTGCGATAGATCTTCACACTGTCACAGGTACCCAAACCGCCAACCAGGAGCTTACACTCCCAATTAAAGGGCATACCCCAGAAAACAACATAAACTATCTTTTCGCTGATTTGGAAAATGCCACTGCCTCTAATATCAACGCTCTTCGAACGGCATTTCAAATCCAAAAGATGCTTGAAAGAGATGCCCGAGGCGGTACACGGTACATCGAAATTCTTAAATCGCATTTCGGGGTCACGAGCCCAGACTTTCGTCTTCAACGTCCTGAATATCTCGGAGGCGGAACAACTTATCTTAACCAAGCCCCCATTCCTCAAACTTCAGAGACCGCCAATACCCCACAAGGTAGTCTTACATCCATTGCGACCTTCGGCCACGCCGGAGTCGGCTTTAACAAAAGCTTCGTAGAACATGGATACATCATCGGTTTAATGAACATTAAAGCCGATAACACATACCAACAAGGTATGAATAAGCTATGGATGCGCTCTACCCGCTACGACTTCTACTGGCCATCCTTCGCACACCTTGGAGAACAAGCTGTCGTACAAGGTGAAATCTTCTATTCAAACGCGGCCGCTGCCCGCGACACTGTATTCGGCTATCAAGAACGCTATGCTGAATACCGATACAAACCAAGCATGATCACAGGTGTATTAAACTCGAACGCCTCTGGCACTCTCGACACCTGGCATCTTGCGCAAGACTTCGCTACGGCTCCACTACTTGATAGTGACTTTATCACACACGACACGGACTTTGACCGTGTCATAGCCGTAACCAATGAACCGCAAT